ACTGTTCCGCCTCGAGCAACGCTTTTTCTAAAATTGATTCACTCACGTTTTTTTTTATTTTTTTATAAGTTTATTAATAAAACGCCGCATGCATAAATGCGGTTTTATAATAAATATATTGAGATTGTAAAAAATCCTTATTATTAATCGATTAGGGGAAATTTATCTATTTAAAAAATTATCTAATTTTGACATCATAGATAATGATTTATTAAAATTGTCTTGTGGTGGGTTTGATGACTCCACAACTTCACCTGTTTCATCAACACTGTCAGCACTTTCATCTTCTTTAAATAAGTAAGAGCCTGGTGTTGATGGTGATGAAACCAAATCAAAACATATTAACTCAAAGTCTTCTTGTACTTGATTGTACTCACCATTTTTAGTTAATGAACCAACACCTCTAGATGATATTCCTAGTGTGACCCCTTGTCTTAAAAGATTAGCTGCTTGGTCACCGACACATGAAATTATACCTTCTTTTATATAACCAGGAGATGTAAGTAACTTTAATTTACCTATAAGTCTATTTCCATCCCACCACGTTTCTGTGATGATATGAGAAGCTCTATCTAAATCTATCAAAGAAGATTCTGGATGGTTAAGTTCTGATATAGCCCCACCTTTTTTTATTATCTCTTGATATCTTTCATTTTCTCTTTTTAGTATTTTTTCTGGGTATATTCTACCGTTTCTGTTTGGAGTGTCAAATTTTTGTAGGATAGCATTCATATATATCTCACCACCAAAGTCATTAGACTTCATTTCTGAAATTATATTTTTATTGTCATCTGGTGATATATATCCGTCATGTTCTACTAAAATACCATGACCACATTCTCTAGCTTCTAAAACTCTCATAAATTACTTTTCTTATAAATATAATAGGAAATAAAAAAACCTAGTATTTTTGTGAGTGTTATTTTTTGGTACTGTAGAATTTAAACGTTCTAGATGTTAGGAAAGAATCTTCTATGACTTTAGTTGTTATCTCTTGTATTTGTCCAGATACGGTTTTTGATTTAATATCTATTTTTTGTTTGGGTTTTAAGAAGAGAGTTATTTCACACCTTATAAAACTTCTTTTTCCTATTTTAATACCACTAGCTCTTAAATCTAAATCTACTATAGATATTTGTTTGAATAGTGAAGTTTCTATATTGTTATGTATAGTGGTTTTTATTTTATTTTTAAATTTTTTAACTTTACCTGACCAGTTTTCGTGCTCCTCCAAAGGTTCTGCCCAGGTAGATAAATTAATGAATAATGATTTTAATGATGTTACGTCTACAGTCCCGTAAGACGTTCTAAATAAATCCGAAATCTGTGTTTTTACTTCTCTTCCTTGTTTTAACATATTTAATAGTTTCTATGTTAAAATATAAAAAATATAGGAAATTACTTCAAGTCCTCTAACAAGCCCCTAACCCTAATATAAGATTTTTTACTATTTTTTAGAGTCTTAATTTCGTTTTTTACCTGTACTAATTTAGCTGAAAGTGTCTCGTCTTTTGACTCAGAAAGTAATGAATTTATTTTATTTAATGATATCTCTTTTACATTATCAAACTCCTTGTTTAATGTATCTTCTGTCATTAATAAAGTATTTTTTAATATTTCTTGTTGGTTTTCTGTTAACTTATTACCATACACTTCATTATAATTTTTACTTAATACGTGAGATAAAATTTTTGGGTTATTTATTTTACTTACGGTCTTTTTCTTTTCAGTTATTAGGTGTTTTGTTAGAATCTGTTTAGATTCTGCAACCAATTCTAAACTAGTAACTTTATTATTGAAAACTACATTATCTATATTTTTATATATAGTATTAGTTCTATTTTCACAAAGTTCTTTTCTATCAGCTATTATTTTATCCAGTATTGGTTTTACTTTTTGTAGATTTTTTTTTCGACTTTTTAGGTAATCTATAGCTTCATTTACATACGCTGCACCTTCATCAATACCATTAAATTTCTTGCTCTCAATGTCGTTATATAATGTAAAAAATTCTCTAAGAGTTTTAGAAAACTTCATAGTACCCATTATAACTGATAAGTTAGTTTTAAATTTTTTAGTATCTCTAAATGAATTTTCTAATATAGAATCTATGTTATTTTTGTAATAAGAGAAATTTTTCATAAATGTAGTTTTATAATAAATATATCTAATCTTCTAATAACTCATCTATATTTTCAGTAATAGTGTTAATATTTTGATTAGTTCTACTAACTACATCTTCTAAACCACTAAGTGATAGTTGATTTTTTTCCATTAGGAGTGGTAATCCTTTTTCCTGATTATATGATTCTGCGGCTGCTACTGGTTCAGTAACTTCTTCACCCGCTCCTGGAGCTTCTGTTTCTGGACCACCCATGTCAAAATCTGCCGTTTCTTCACTACCCATATCTAATCCAGGTTCTTCAGCATCTACGTCACCCCCACCTTCTGGTGCTGGTGGTTCACCATATAATTTATCTACTGTATTAAATAAACCTGTCTTTTTTATAACTTCTGGTGTTGTTTCTAACTCCTTAGATACAGCCTTTTCAAATCTTTGTTGTTGTAAATCTAATTTAATTTCTTCATCACTCATGCCCAGAATGAATTTTTTAGCCCATGTCGCAGAAACAGGAGCTATTCCACTTCCAGGGTCTCCAACAGCATCTTTATATAATGTTATTTTAGTCTGCCACTGTTCTAACTTTAGTAGGTCAGATTGTGTAGATGGATTGGTTAAACCTAAAGAAAAATTCTCTAGTTCGTCTTCAAATCCTAACACATAAAGATGTATGATAGCTATTTTATTTAATTCTTGGATGATAGCTTTTTGAATTCTGTTAATCGTTCTAGCAAATCGAATATCTAATAAAGCTAGATTTTTACCCTCACCTACTACTTCTTCAAAACCTAAAAAGGCTTTTGGTATTCTTAATGAGGCTAAAAGTTTTTTCTGGATATATTCTATATCCGCTATTTCACTAAGGTTAGTAGCTCCAGGTAACGTATCTATGGGACTTACAGCCGCAGGGTCTCTTACTGGTATAAAATAATCTTGGTCTACAGCCATTTGATTCATTCTTAAATCTACATTTCCATTTTGTGGGTCTACTACGGGGTCACGTTTAAACTTATTAGCCACCTTATTAATATAAGCTTCAACATCTTTATCATCCATATTACCCACAAAAACTTTAAATACTCTTCTTTCAGGAGCTCTAGATGTTCTATAAACTAACATAGCATCCTCAGCTAAAAGTAATTGTTTCCAAATTCTTCTTGCTTTTTCTAACATTGATGTTCCATAAGGTAATCTCCTATCGTCCCCTAGTAATCTAAAGTGTGCTATTTCCCAAGAATTAAAAGTTAAATCTTTTTCTTTCCATTTAAACTCTACTTGATGTGTTTTACTATCATCGTTGGATATCTGGTTTAAGTAACTGTGCCCTTCGGTTCTTTCAATTTCAATATTGGGTAGTTGGTTGCAACCTATGATGCCTTTTTCTGGGTCTATTTTTAAGTAGACAAAATTATCACCGTATTTACAAGCGTTACGAATCCACATAATTAAATTTGTGTCTATATCCAGAATATTATTAAATAAATCACCTAATATAGATTTGATTCTAGTAGATTCTGAATTAATTGATAGGATGTACCCTTTTTCTGATGGGGTTGTAGATTCTTCAGCGTATATATCTAAAGCTGCTGAAATTTCTGGTGTAAATTCCATAGATTCATAATCATAATATGAAGCCAATCTTGTTGGTTCGTAATAAATTGATTTAGTGTAAAGTTCGTTATCTATTTTTTGCCATTGACTAGAAAGATACATTGACTGTTGCATTTGTAACTTTTGTTGTTCAAACTCTGCTTTATTATCAGTCTTTAATATTTCCTGTGACCCAACCTTAAATTTTTGGTAGGATGGTTCCTGTGCTGTAGGTCCAGCTGGTCCAAATAATTTCCCTAATCTTTGGTATATTGTTAAATTCTCTGCCATATCTATTAATAATACTTATTATAATATAAATAGTCAATCATTTCTTATCTTCCCTTTCCAAATAACCACGCATTATCTTTATACATTTGTTTTGCATCAGTAGGGGCATTTCCTGGTATACCGAATATTGGTGTTTGTTGTGGTTTTCTATTATTTGGTTCTCCTGTAGTAGTGTCATTACCAGTTACCCAACTATCTAACATGGCTTTTGTTAATGAATCTGCTTTATGTAATTGACTAAATGAATTTTCACCTACATACAATGCCATTGCTATTGCCATTATTAAATCATCATGTTTACCTTTCATATGGTTTGGTTTTCCATTTATATAAACAAAAGTATACATCTCATTTAATAATCTTTTTGACCGTATAGTAAATTTGTGTCTAAGAGCCTCTTCAAAAGCAGATACTATCTGTGTTCTTTTATTATTAAAAGCTAGACCAGGTGTTTTAGTCCCGTCATTTGGTCTATATTTCCACTTATCCGCACTATTCATTCCTTCAACATATAAATCCTTATACCCTAACTCTTGTAATTTTCTAGATGTCGCTACCCCCATACCACCTGTTATATCTGTAACTACGTAAGCATTATACATACTTCCCCATTTATATATTATATCCGCAGCTAAGTCTGGTGGAATTTTTCCTAAATATTCAGCTACTTGACATCTGGAATCAAAATCTATTATGACAATTGATGTAAAGTCCTCAGCATCTCCTCTACTCACGTCACAACCTAAAATATAACGATGACCTTCTATAGGTTTTTCCCAAATCCACATTTGGTTACCTACAAACATATCTTCTGGGTCCATAATATCTTCGGTTTTGATTCTTTCAATTGTTTCTACAGGTATTACATTATCACCAGAACCTAAAAAAGCACTTTCTAATTCTTGGGATATCTTTCTTCTATCGTATTTTAATTTTTTAACCATATTCTCGAACCAACTAGAACAAGGTTTATACCCCTCTTTAATTAAAGGTTCAAACTTATCTAAATCTTTTTCATGTAAAAATTTATTTTCGTCATAATCTTCTCTATTTAACAAAAAATGTACAATATCCTTACATTTCACCCAAAATAAATCTTTTGTAAATCTAGGGTCATTTTGCCAATGAAGTTCTGAAATGTGAAAACTATTTAAACCTTTTATAGATTGTTCATATATTTCATAATAAATTTTATCATACCCATTAGGTGTGGAAATTACTATTACTTTACCACCAGTAGATAATGATGCCATACAAGCAGCCCAAAAATCATCCCCCGCTTCTATGTAAGCTGCTTCATCAAATATTAATGTGGTAGGTGTAAAACCTCTAAGTGCATCTACAGAAGTCGCCACCGCTTTTACCTCACTACCATTATTTAGTTTAAAATGTTTTTGTGAGTCTTTTTCTTTTGAAAACCCCACATTAATCCAATCCGGCCATTGATTTAAGAATCCCCTAACTTTATTAGCAAATTCTGAAGCTGTATCTAATTTATTAGCAATTATTAGAATTTTTTCTGGTTTATTTTTAGAAGCAAATTGTAGTTTTTTAGATACCCAAGCTGCTGTAGCTGTTGAGACCCCTGCCTGTCTATACTTTTTAGTGATATTATCGTTATACTTGTCGAAATTTTTTAACATCATTTCCTGTTCAGGAAATAAATTAAAAGGCACATACTTAGATTGGGTATTATCGTAAGTTTCTAAGTATGTTTTTATAGCATAGTTGGTGTTTTGTAAACATCTAGCATATTCTTGTATTAACTCTTCTCGTGTCATATACTATAAATATCGATAAAATATTAAGGTAATTAAAGGTTGTATAGAAAGTCTTTTTCTGCCTTTGTTAAGGACTCCATTCCAGATTTATTAATTTTATCTAAAATAGTATCCATATCTAACTCTTGAGATGTGTCTACGGGTGTTGGTTCTGGTTCAGAAATTTCACCAGACACATCTTCATAATCTTCTTGTTTTAACTGTTTAACAATATCATCAACCATTTTTTTAACTTGGTCCTTACCTTTTTGACTACCTGATAATATTTCTTTAGCTAATTTAAGGAATTCTTCAGCTTCTAAACTTACAAATTTAAAATAAAAATA